CTTTAGTTATTGGTGTATTAGTTTCTTCTGCTATTTGTTTATTAGTTTTACCAGACTCCTTCTTCATTTCTCGTAAAAGATATTGCAAGCTGATTATGTCTACCTCATGTTTTCTTACTTTTACCTGCTCTACATTCATACCAACTTTAACTGGTTTATGTGATTTACCTTCATTGTCATAAATCAAATTAATCGTATTAGGTAATTCTTCATCTTTATTTACAGGTATCATTGTTCTTTGTTTTCTTTCTAAACTGTTTTTAGGTTCTGCTGCTTGATAAGATGCAGTCAAGCAATAAGATTTACCATCTTTTGTTGTCATTTTGTCTAAAGCATTATCCGGATAATTATTTTGCTTTTTTACATAACTTCCCATTTGTCCTTTATACATAGTTGCAGTCAAACAAGATGCTTTTTCATCAACAGACTTAACTCTATCTCCTCTTGGTTTATTGCCTAAATAATTTTTTAAATATTGAGGTGTTTCTGTCCATAAATCAGAAGTTTCCAATATATCCCTTAAAACAATACCTCTTTGTTCAGGTTGTTCTATTCCAAGTATGTTAGTCCAATAATATCTAATTCTATTTTGTGCTGATACTAACGCTGAATTAATCATTATTGGCTCAACACCCATATATTTAGATATAACATCTAAATATTCTTTCTTCATTCTTACATTTTCTAATAAAAAATATTTTGGTTTTAACTCCTCTACACATCTAACAAACTCAAAAAACAATGCACTTCTAGGGTCATCAAAAGCTAATTGTTTACCAGCAAAACTAAATCCTTGACAAGGACTACCGCCCATAATCAAATCAATCTTTGGTAATGTTGATAGGTCTAGTTCAGTTATATCGCCCACTTGAATTATGTCTGGGTAATTGGCTTGGCTTACTTGGATAGCATACTTATCTATCTCACTTGCATAATAATTATCTACCTTTATACCAAGACGCTCTAAAGCAATCCTGCCACAACTCATTCCATCAAATAAACTTAATACATTCATATCTCTCTCCTATAAAACCAAATCAACAACATTAGGACTATTGTAAATACTAAGAGGTTTACCTTTTTGGTATTCCTTATACTCTCCTAAATAGTTCTCCATCATTGTCCAGCCAAAATCTATTTGTTCTTTTGTTATCCTAAATACCTTAGAAGCATAAGGATGTACTTTCTCTTGAGCTATGAACATAAAGTCCTCTACATCATAGCCAGCCATCAATAACCCTCTTCTATACCAAGCAGCTTGCATGTCATAGCCATACTTCTTAACCGACTTGTTAAAAGCAAAAGGTTCGCAAGATACAGTGGTTTTATAATCCACTATAACTATCTTGTTATCTGAATTAGGTTCATTTAAGGGTGGACAGATTAAATCAGGTCTACACTTACAAAGAACATCATCCTCATACCAGTAGATACTTGCTTCTGCTATCTTGCCTTTAGCATTAAGATAAGCATTACCTTCATACACCATGCTCTCCTTCATGGCATGTATTATCTCTGCTTCTGATTCTTTTAGAACAATGAATCCTTGCTCCTCATAGTCAGCCTTCTCTTCTTTATAGGCTTTTGTATAAGGTGAGCCTGTAATGACCTTGACCTCTTTATCAAACACTTCCTGACCCTCTACAAGCAAAGCATGAGATGCAGTACCAAATTTAAGATTAGGTGAGCTTTCTTGTTTATGTTCTACTGCATGAAGCTGAGACTGACCAAACCTTCTGATATAACTACTACTAATTCCTACACCAGCATGGTAGTCCTCATTAGGTATATCTTTATAGATAAGTGCCTGTCCTCTTTGCTCTGATGCAAAGTTCTTTAATGATTCTATTTTCATCTTGCTAATCCTAAAATGTATTTAACCTCATCAAGTGAATCCCTGACTTTGTATTCATCTTCACCAACCTCAACAATAACCTCACTGGTGAACTGGTCTTTATAAAAACCACTGATTGCTCTTGGTGGGATATTCAATTCACCACCACCCATTAAATTAAATGTTACATTCATTTTCTATTGTTCCTGTCTTTGATAATTAATGCAGCACCATAACAAAGATATGCCATAGCACTTAACAACACTAATGCTTGTAATTTCTCAATCATCATTTACTCTCCTTAGTTAATTTAACTTTATGTCCTTCTTTAATTAATCTAGCTCTCTTACTAGCCATGTAAAATAAATCGCTAGTCTTGATAGCAACCACCCAGCCTATACTGGGTAGTTGAACTTGTAGTGTGTATCTCATTATTTACTCCCTTCGTGGTAAGCACCCAAATCGCCCTCACCAGTATTGTAATCAAGCCAATAACCACAAGCATCACAATCTTCTCTATTGCTTGTTTGGTCTAAAGTTGGGCGATTACACTTAGGACAATCGCTAGAAACTAGCTCATATCCACCACTTACTTCTTTTCTTGTTGTCATGTTATTTAACTCCTTATTTTTAATTAACATATAGGTATTATACATAAATATATATAAATGTGTAAAAAAATATTAATTTATTTTTAGGTGCTAAATTATAGGATTTAGAACAGGAATTGAGCTTAGATTGTCCAGTGTTTCTTTTAAAGATTCTAATTCCATATCATCAGTTATGGATTTCTTATCAAAGGTGAAATAGTTTTGTGATGATGTATTTGCTTTAAACATAATTCGTTTTTGGTCATCATAAAAGAATACAAAAGCTAGTATGTCACAATGATAGTTCTTATAGGTTTCTGATTGTGACCTTGAGTTCTCAGCAGCAAAGACAAACTTATTTTGTTTAGTAGCTCTTCTGCTTTTAACTTGTATTGTGTACATAGAACGATTCAGCTCAAAACAAAGGTCTGCTGGATGCTTCTCTTGAGTAGGAAAACAAAAATCAACGTATTCAAGCAGAAAGGTTTGTACTAAGGATTCACCTAAAGCACCAAGTCTTGAATTATTTTGATGTTGGTCTGATGTCTTTCTTGGCATTTTGACACAAGGCTAGTTTTCTTGAGTTTCTAGCACATCTTACAGGGGTTTGTGTATTATACTTGCTTCGCAAAATCTCTTCAGATGCTTCTAACCATGCTCCCATCTCCATCAAGGCTCTTGTTCTTCTGAAGTTCATCCATCCTGAGATTCCCATTTGGAAGGTGCAATCAATTGCAACTTCTTGAGCAAGTGGTGGAAATGTGCGGAATACACTCCAGTTTTTATCTAAGCTAGCTATTACTCTTTCTATATCATTCTCAAGTAAATACATAGCCTCATCTTCTGATATGCCATTCTTATCTAAGCAACGACCTACGCCAATTGTGTCGTATCCTAAACTATCTTTATAGACTTGCAGAACTAATCCTTCATTCTTGATTAGCATTTCTTTTATGTTTTCGTACATTATTTTGTTAATCCTTTAGTTTTCTCATAACTTCTCATACCACCTAAACCAAGCATACCCATTAATACAGGTAGCATAGTTGATGTATCAGCTTGAGGCACATCAATTCCAAAAGGTGCTAATAAAGGACTAATAAGAAAGTTGACTGCAAAACCTGCAACACATACCCATGCAGTTGCTGGTCTCCAAGATGATTGAAACCAATTACCTTTAACTTCTTCTTTGTTGACTTCTATTTGTGCTTTTGCAATTTCGTGAATATGTTTTTCAGACATGGTTGCAAGTTCATGTGCAATCTTTTGTTTGACATCAGCATCAGGTATGAATTTATCAAGAATTTCACTAACAGGTTGGATTAGTTTGTCTATCATAATTTAATAATCAAGGTGATAATGCCACTTAATAGTATTAATATTACTGCACCCAAACCACCTTTAATAGACCAATCAATTTGATTTAGTTTAAGCTCAGTCTTGTTATCTAAGTCTTTAACTTGTTCTTCTATCTTTTTAAGTCTATTCCAGTTTTGAGTCCATCTTTCACCGCATTGAATTTCGTGTTTTTCTAATTCAACACCTATATCTGATGCGGTGACTCTTGGCATTATTCTTCCTCTACTACCTCAACCTCTTCATTTGTAGCATTGATAGCTCTATCAAATGATTGAATACATAGATTCTTATATTCATCTGTAATGACATAATCATCATAGTATTCTTGAAGTCTAGCTAGTTTTTTACCAGCAATATTTAACTTAGCAGCTAGTGCCATTTGCTCTTCATTCATATCAGCAGCTCTGTATTCAGTGCCATTAAATGTAAT